GAGTATGTGTGGAATTGATTTAATAGATCTCTTTGGTATAGCTGAAAGCTTGAATCTGTTTCCGCCATGCTTGAAGCAAGATAGTTAAATCCTACAGAATCAGTATTTCCTTGTTGCCATACTACGTCATTAGATGTGGTATAAATAAATGAAGCTGTATTTTTAATAGCTGGATCTGTGGCATTTTGAAGGGCTAGGGATTGTAGGATCTTTGGACTTTGATATCTTATTGATATCATACCAACTTTAGATGAGTTTGTAACACCATATCCCTCCATCACAATGTTGTTATCATCTATAGACATAACAGATTGGTTTATACCAAGATTGACTAAGTTAGCATTATTAATGATATTAGATAAGCTTAAGAATCTCATGACTCCGTATTCATCAATAAAGCAACCAATTTGGTACGCCAAGAATATTGAATTTAACGCAGCTACGAGAGTGGTGTCTTTTGAGTTGCAATAGAAGTAAGATAACTCCATTGGAATCAATGGATCGTTGCAAACTTTATACAATGAATCATAATCATAATCTGTAAATCCAGTAAGATCAAGTATATTGCTGACAATATCTAGTACACCCTTTAGGTTTGCTACATAATCCGCAACAGGAACTGTTTGTAGATATCTAGTTATATCATAGCATTGAACTTTAATTTCTTTAATATCTGTTTCGTCCCAGGTGTCAACATAATAAATCCCGCCTGGAATATAAGTGTTAACTGTCGTTGTAGTTGTTGTTGTATATGAAATTAAATTAAAACTTGAATAAATTTTAATATTTTTTCTCAACATATTTGCCAGGATACTTGTTGATTTATTACTTTGATTTGATAATACTGGTATAACGGAAGAGCCATTAAATGCTGGAATTCCAGACAAAGTAGTCAATAGGTCATCAGGATTAATTGTTGATAGCGGGATAACTGTGCTCTTGCTGTCAAGGGCTTTGGTTATCGTTACATCCTCTACAAAATTACTTAAATCAATTTCTAGTCTTGGAGACATTTCAATTAAATGCATTCTATTTGCATCTGAGGCGAATGTTGTATTTGATGTAGTAAAAGCAGAATTTATAGTTTTTGAAAGCTGCGTTACTGTTAACTTAGTTAAAGATGTATATAGTGACAATGCTCCAGTTGTTTGGTCTAGGTATGGCATTGTAGTTACTGGTGTTCCTGTTGGATCTCCCCACTTCTTCTGAGTCCACTGAAAACCATTCCAGTAGATTACCAATACTCCGTTTGATGGTACAGTGATGCTTGATGTTCCATCAACAGTTATTGCAGTTCCATTAACTTTAATTTGAACGGTTGGGATTGTAACCATTGTATTAAATTTAAATACAAGCTTATTTGTATTTACTGCTGTCTGGTATAAAGCAGTAAGTGATGTGTTTGATGTATCAGAAACAAAATATTTATATGGATTGATATCTGTTGGAACCACATTTTTAATAAGTGGTACATACTGTGTTGCTAAAATATGGTTTGGGTTCTGAACAATAGAGCTTACTGGAGAATATGTAGTCCCAGCATAACCGTTCAATAATGGAGAACTAATCTTTCTAAAATCAGCTTGAAGAGAATATTTATAGTCTCCAGTGGTTACATATGATTCTCCTGGTCTAAAATTAGTTACAACGCTGTATGGGTCCCACAGGGTATGATATTGATAATCAAAATAAGAACAAACGTAAACTTCTGGAACCGTAAAGTATATAGTTGGAGTTCCGCTTGAAGAGTCTAAAGTTGTCGCCACTATATTGTATGAAAATGTTGTAAGGTTTCCAGATGTTGGAGCCCCGCCAATATAGGTCTCTATTTTAGTCCAACCGTAGTTATTAATTTCTGTTTGAGTTGACCCAGTGTAAACATTTGTGCTGTCTTTTGCATAAGATGATACAAGCACTGGTAATGCCTGACTGGTCATCATATAGGTAACTATCTTGTAAGTTGGACTTGAGCCATTTGTGGTGCATGTATATAAAACAGATCCTGATGCCGTTGATGTTCCAGTAGTTGTAGCAAATGAATTTGTAGTAAAGACTGGATGTGCAGCAGCACCTGTAACTGAAGATATTGTACTTGTTGTAGTTGGAGTAAACTTTGTTCCATCTCCAGTTACCATAAGATATGGCGGATTAAAGAGGTTTTGATTCCACTCAGCAGAAATCACTGGTAGCATATTTACGGATTTAGCATTTAGAAAAATGTCTCTATACGTATTATCAGTATTTAGTAGCATTATACCTCCGTAAATTCTATGGTCATATCAACTAGGTCTCTGAATTCATTTCTCTTTGATGTAGTTATATCAAACTTAGTAATGAAAACTTGAGTTGTTTCTGATGTGAATTTAGAACTCAAAAATGAGGTATCTCCAACCGAAGGCGTAGATGATGCTGAATGTACAAACTTAATATAGATTGGACTAAATACATTTTGTGAATAAAAAGCATTTAGCCAGGCTGATGAATAATTTCCATCAACTGTATCATTTGTGCTAGATGTCAATGTTTTCCAAGTTACGGTAAATGTTCTCTTTGAGGCAATTACATATTTACGCATTTTACCATTTGCCATACGGGAAGATTCTTCAATTAGGCTATTTTCAACTTGAATAGGATCACGGTTATGATCTGTTAATGGATACCATGTAGTATTATCAGTAGAAACTTGTATTCCCGCCTGTATAGCATATACTGTCATTTAGTGTTTTACCTTTACCGTTGCTGTTTTGACATTGTGAGTAGTGTTTGCCTTAGCCTTAGCTTTAGCAAGACCCTCTTGAATTCCCTTTTGAGTTGCTGCTGTGATAGCCGCTTCATATTCCTTTGGAGTAATTACAGAATTACTTGTATTAATAGTTTGATAAACTTGAACTCCCTGGAAAGCATCTCCACTTGCAAGTTTGCTAGCTGCTGCAACAGCTGCTTGAACTTGAGAATTTACACCTGCCGTTTGCTTTTCATAAGATGCCGTTGAGATTCCTCCCAAAAGTGATGCATCATATTTAGAGCTAAATGTAGTAGGAATATTCATGCCAGTATACTTGCTTAGATTTTTAAGTGCAACAGAGTTAGATGATGCGTCCTGTAAAGCACTAATAATATTAGACAGACTAGTTGCAAGATCTGTTTGTTTTCCAGCCTTCAATTGTCCAGCATATGTTGCTTGTGCATTCTGTGCGGATTGTTGAGCTTGTGCAGCTGCAAGATAATCTCCACTAATTGTAGCTTGCTTCATCTGATTAAAATAATCCATTTGCTTAGTTTGGTAATCTTGTGTAAGCTTTAATTGATCATTATATTTTTGCTGAGCAGCTGCTTGAGCATCTACCAATTTCTTTAGGTCCGTATAATGCTTAATAACTGGAGCATATATCTTTGCATAATCTGGGCCAGTAGAAGTTGTTGAGTCACCACCGCCACCACCGCCAGCACCGCCTCCTGCTCCATTGAGACCAGCCATAATCGCTTTGTTAGCTGCGTCTACAGCTTTCTGAAAATCTCCACTTTTTGCATAAGCATCAATAATTTCACCCATTTTAGATGCAGCTGTTAAACCTAGCTTGGTACCATTTGCCTTTGCCCAGGCCTGCAATTGATCTGGAGTCATGACCTGCAAAACAGCATTCATCTTCATAATTTCTGATGCAGATAATTTAGCATTAGGCCCCATGCCTTTGATATATCCTTCAACCTGAGTTAATCTTGCTATATCATCTTTACTTCCTGTGCCAATGATAGTCTTTTCAAGTAAATCAAGTGCTGTACTTGTATCTCCACTTGCTGCTTTAACTGCATTAATTCTATCTTGCATATCTTTAAAACCAAGAGAGCTATTTGATGTAATTGCATACAAATTATTTAGCTGATCTGCATATGCTTTAGCAGCTCCTGTTAATGATGAATAATCTAATTGATACATCTTTGAACCAGCTCTTCCGCCATAAGCCAATCCAGTTGTAACAAAATCTTGACTATTAACTAGAGCATTAAGAGATGATGTTGTTGCTTTTGACGCATCTGCCTTGCCAGTTTTTTCGTTATACCCAATAGATCTTGAAATTTCTTTCCATGCAGTTTCAAAATCTGTAGTTCTGCCTGCTGCCTGCAAAGCTGAATAAACATATGCTTTTGCTTGTGAAGGATCTAGTCCGCCTGTTGATATAGCATTTTGAACATTTTGCTTCAAGTTGCCAACAACGCCAGTTATTTTATAATTTGGGTCTGATATAGCCTTTACAAGATCTCCTAGGGGATCTCCCTTTGGTAGACTTTTGATTGCAGCAACCATTGCTTGGACTTGAGTGCTTGCACTTGACATCCCGTTTCCAAGATCAACTATATTGCCCTTTAATGTTACTGTCTTTGTTGAAAGATTACTTGTTTGTAAAGAGAGATTTTTAGTTTGAACTGCTGTATTCAATGCAGTACTCTTGAAGATTTGAAGGTCTGACACAGAACTTGTTGTATTGGCTTTCCATTCTGCTGCAACTGATGCGGAACGTGCAGAAATCATATCAAATAATGATTTTACTGCTCCTGCTGCAGCACCTATTGCAGCTCCTATTGGAGCACCTTCTGGGCCGAAAGCCATACCAGCCATCATTCCCATTCCAGACATTGATGCAACATTTCCTATAGCAGAAGATACACCACCCTTTGGAAGCATGCTGGTGAGCATTGGGGCTACCATAGCAAGTCCCATTCCAGCTCCGCCTGCACCCATCTTTGATGCTAGCATTCTACTAAATATGCCTGAAGTTTCTTCAGCAGCGACTACAGCTTCTTCTTCTGCTGGTACCCATAGTTGAGCACTAAATTCTTTTATACTTTGCTGTGCAAATGGAAGCTCCATTTGTAGAGCTTCTTGAGTTGCAGTACTTGCAGCTTCTACACTTGCTTTTGCTGCAGCTTCAACATCTGGTATTGTATCAGTAATTCCAGCAGCAGTGCCTTGTCCAATTGGTTGCCCCAGCATTCTTCTGAATAATCCAGATGGGCTGGCTGCTTCAGATGCACCTCTTCCAGATTCTAATGTGGCATTAACGCTTTCAACTTCTGCATCATTAATAATAGATTGAGAATCATTAATTCCCTTGGCTACGCCAACACTCCAAGATTTACCAGATTGTTCTGCTATTTGTTGAACATAAGCATTAGCTTGCTTTTGCGCTTCTATGGAAGCAGTAGGTCTTGAATAATAAGATCCAGCACCGCCCAAAGATATTCCAGATGGATCTGGGTATTCAGTAGCTCCGCCACCCATACCAGTTCTAGATCTTGTTCCCTTTGCATCTGTATATTGATAAGTCTTAAATGTATTTCTTTCTTTAATTACAGAATCTCTTACAACTTGAGATACACCATTAAACTCATCATCAATAGTAGATTGAACTGCAGAATTGAGTTCTGCATCCCCAACCAACTTAGAGCCATGACTTCTAATTGCTGTAATCATACCCTGTTTAAATGGCTCATCAACATTTGCAAAATTTTTATAAACTTCGCTATTTGGATTTCTTGCCTCTGCCTGTAGCCAGTCTGCTAATTCATTTCCAGACATGTAACCCTTGTTAGCTGCAGCTGGAAGATTCATTATTGATTCAGAGTAAGCATTTACAGATCCATTCTTAGCAAATGTACCCATCATATTTCCATGAGTAGTTTCATCAATTGCACCTGATGCATACATAGCTCTTACTTGATCTGCAGTCAAAGTGATTGGTTCTGTTGTGTGTGCACGGGCTAATCCTGTATTAGCAGCATTACCTCTGCCAGTATCAAAATATGCATTGCTTGATGCAGTCTTCATATGCATTACTCTTTGCATTTCTGAATATACTGGATCTGACTTTAGTGCAGATGCAGTAATCTTGCCATTTAGAGCAAGTCTATCAAGCATTTCTGTTATGATTGATTCTACTCCAGAGAAGTTAGCTTGAATTTCTTCAATAACTTTTTGAGCAGATGATGTACCCGTATAGCTTGATCCATTAAATACTACCTGCCCGCCCGTCATATACCCTGGCAAATTATTTCTATTCATTGCTGAAAGAACTGTGCTGTATTTTGCAGCTGCTGATTTATTAACTACAAATTCACCTGGAGTAAGCATAGCTGGTACAGTATCGCCACTTCCAGTGCCTGGAACATTTCCACCAGATGCAAATAGCATTGGTAGTTCCATTTGTAAAGCACCTGTAGCTTCTCTTGCGGTAGTTCCAGCTTCTGTAATAACTGTATCTAGATCTGATGCCAAGGCTCCAGGATTGACTGATACTGCATTAAGTGCAGAAATTTGAGTTGTTAGATTTCTAATCGCTGTTGCGAGAACATCAAAAGCCTTTGCACTATTTTGTGCAGATAGTTCCATTAAGTCTGTAGAATGTGATGCTGCAAGTGCACTTACATCAACTTCATGATAGAAGTTTGACATGTTCTTGAGTCCTGCTGCAAATCTTTGAAGAGGACCTGTGTCAGTAGCCTGAGTAAAGCCTTCCTTAAACATTCGCATGTAGTTGAAGCCTTTAAATATAGTTCCGACAAGGTTAGAGAATAAACCTGCAAACATTACAAGCGGACCGATTAAGCCAACCACAGCTAATCCGCCAATCAAAACGCTCTTCATTGAACCTAATTTATCAAACCACTTTACAATTCCGTCTAAGACATTTCCGATATTTGTCATAACAACAAGAAATTCTCTGCCGACTGGAATCAAGTCTGCCTGTAGACTTGCCTTCATCTTTGCATATTGGGCTGCAGGAGTACCCTTACTTGCAACGTCTACTTCTTGTTGTGCAACTGCTGCAAGTTCTGATGAACTACTTGCATACAACTGCATAACTTTTTCATTTTGAGATCCAGCCTTGCCTAAACTTGATATAAGTGCGTCTGCACGAGCAAACTGGAATTTTCCAAACAATTGTTCAATTGCTTGAGTTCTAGTAGCATTAGGAAGCTTATCTAGTGCTGCTTGTAGATCCTGCAACATCTTCAATGGATTATTTGCATCTTGTGCAACAATACCCTTTAGGCTTATGCCAAGATTATTAAATTCATTTACAGCTTTTGTTGTAGGATTAATCAAGGTAGCAAACATTGATTTAATTGTGTTAGCTGCTTGTGATGCTGGCACACCATTTTCACGCAATGCTACTAACAGTGTTGCAAAATCCTTATAGCTTCCGCCCATTTGAGTAATGATTGGACCAACTTTTGGCATAGCTTCAACAAGGTCTTGCATTGATGTAGATGTTGAGTGCTTAGCAGCATTTAAAAAGTTAATAGCATCAGTCATTTGGCTGGATTGCAACTTAAATACATTCTGCATAGCAATTGCTGCTTGTGCAGAGTCTGCTGCAGTCAATCCACCAATTTTCATCAATTTAGCAGTAGCATCAGTTGTCTTAAGAAGATCTTGTCCCGTTAAGCCCATTTGAGAGAATGTTTGTGCAATTGTTACGGTATCCGTCATTGTGATACCAATTGTATGGGCTAGATTTTCAGCTAGATTAGTAACTTCATTTTTAATAGTGTCCAAAGTTGCCTGAGATTGAACTACTGCCTGAGAACCATAAACCTTCAACATGTCAGTCATTTGCTTATCAAATGATAGATATGTCTGTGCTGCTTGATTTGCAAATAGTCCAAGTGGTACTGTTAAGCCTACTGTTAATTGACGACCCGCCCATTGCATATTTTTACCAAAATCAATAAGCTTATTTGCTCCATCACGGAGTGTTGTATTGTAAGCTGTTTGATAAAAAGCTGCTTTTTCTGTATCAGTAACTACACCGTTAAGGTCTGTAATTACTTGAGAATAGCCTGCGTGAAGTGCATCTGGCACAACAACAGAACGAGCTACTCTTGCTTGCTGTGTAGCTAAATCGTCTAGCTGGGTTGATACGCCTTGTGCGTTTTGCTTCCAGATATTGTAGTACTGACCGAGTTTTAATTGGCCTGATTCTAGTTGCTTACTAAATTGAGAAACGCTGTCTGCCATTTGAACAGACTGAACATTAAATGCTCGTGTTGAATTTACTAGATTGGTAAATTGCTGTTGGGCTTTTTGAAGTCCAGAGACATAATCACTACTTAGAGTGTTTCCAAAGGAAGAACTCTGCATGTCTGCCATAGCTGCTTTGAGCTTTGTAACCTCTGCAAACACAGGGCTAAAATTAGCAAATGCATTTAAGTGAATGTCTACTGAATTAATTGCCACCTATTTCCTCCACATAGCCAAGTCCAAAACCAATTCCGAAACCTGCATCTTTTGCTACAGTACCTTTCAAAACGGTAATGTCATTGTCTTCTTCTTCTTCAGTCTCTAGATCTACACCTTGCAATGCTGCAGTGAATTTCTTATCAGAATAATCTCTGTCCCGCATTGTCTTCAGTATGATCAGAACCTCCTCCATTGAAAGGTTGTTTTCCAACTCTTCAAAATTCTTCCAATGTCCTAGAAGAAAAACTTCTGCTTCTAAACTGGCGAGATCTAGTTCGTCCCAGCTAGATTCGCCAGTGGGGAGTTTGGGGAGTCCATTTTGACACCGCCTGCAACTTCCAAAATCTTCATAAGTGTAGGGACTTCAACTACCTTTTCAAAGGCATCTTTGTCTGTAGAAAGCTGTGGGTAAAATACTTCCATGCACACCATACCAGCTTCAATAAACACTTCTAGGATGTCGGACTCTGTTTTAACAGACTCATCCTTCATCTTATCAATAACTGTCATAAACTTCTTAAGATAAGAAATTGTCAATGGCTTAACCTTAATAACGGTTCCATCTGATAGTTCAATTTCTAATACATCATATATTGTGGTTGGCAAAACATTCTCCTTTTTTTGCTGTCTAGGTAATTATATCAAGTTGTGTAATTAAAACATAAACTCCCCTCATTTCTGAGGGGAATTTATTTATACGATATTAAGTTTTAGGGTGTATTATTATCCGTATACACGGTCAATAATTACGCCATATTCTGCACCATCATATGAGTCTGAGTCATCTGGGAGGCAACGGAATTGGACTGGGAACACTGTAGCTCCGTCACGCTTCAATGCGTGTGCGGTTGTCTGCATCTGAACGATACGACGTGCAACATAAATACGCTCCTTCTTAATTGTTCCAGAAGTATCAATAAGCCCTGGGGCTGATGATCCGTTAACTGTGTAGTTAGAACCTTCTGTACCAATGTTCTGTGGAACGTTACCGATTGCCACGAGTGAACGCTCTACTGGATAATCTCCGAGAGATCCAGCTGCCAAGTTCAGTGTTGCGTTTGCAACGTTTGCAGTGTTGACAGTTGCTGGAGTAAATGAGTTCTCAATGTTTGATGTTGAGCCAGTTGCTGTGTAAGTTACATAGCTATCTGCTTGTCCAAATACCAAGTTGATATTTTCAAGTGTACCCTCTGAGAGTTCTGTCTTAAGCGTGATCTTAAGAGTCTGCTTGAATAGACGAGCTGCATCAAGAAGTTGATCAACCATAACTTCACCATATCCTGGCTCGTATGATACTTCAAAACCTGTGTTTGTATATCCGACGTTTCTCCACTTAGAGCTTGAGTCTAGATATCCTGCTGCTGGTTGAGTTGATGCCCAACCGAGATCGCCTGAGCCTGCTACTGCTGTGTTTGGGCGGTTAACTCCATTACCTGTGCTTACGAAAATATTCGCTGCACCAACAAGTACGTTTTTTACATTTTGTGCCATAGTTTTATTTCACCTGCTTTCATTTTATTAAAATTTGATAGATAAGGGCCTTCCTCAAGACCTAAATAAATAATAACAGATTGACCCAATAATTCAAAGTTTAGAACCTTCCATTTGAAGATTGGTCTGTATTACGACTGTATTTATACAATATGTGAACTTGTCCTTGAATATGCCCGCCCTCATTCTTAAAAGGCTCTGGAGATAGAATTGCTTCAATTGAAGTATAATGAAAATGAAATGTGCTATTTAAATTAAATGAATTTATATCTTTAGCTGATTCATCAAATCTTCTAAATAGATCAAGCATTAAGTTAATAACACGATTAACTTCATCAATATCTATGCTTGTTATTGTCAACAGCATTAATTCTTCTTGCATCCACCAGTCTTGTGTAATTGGCTTTACTTCCCAGTCATATACAATGAATGGTTTTCCTGGCAAAAGATTATTAAACTCTGGAAGCTCTTGAGCTGGAATAATTGGTACTAGTGGTTCTGTAAAGCCCTCTG